TTGTACTAAACGAACTAGCCATATATTGCTCCTACGCCGCTATATCGGTCCAATTTGGAGTTTGAGATGGAGTTGTCTGCGTCCAAGTTGTAGAAACTCCACTCACAGACACCCAATTTGGGTTCTGGGTTGAGATTATATCCGTGTACACGAGAACTATACCACTATTTCCTGTGGCTGTAACCCCTGTAACTGGATACTTGCTAATTTGCGCGGCAGTGCCAAGAGAACTCGTTCCAACATTGCCTGTTACAGACAAGGTAGAAGTTCCTGTTTGTGTGGATGTTCCTAGTGCGCTAGTGGCTGCATTACCCGTGGCTGTAGCTTTTGCACCTGCTGCAACAGACTCGTTACCAAAACTAACGGTAGCTGTAACACCAACACCTACAACATTTGCAGAGCAATTAGTAGTTTCATCACCTACAGCACTTGTGCCAACGACACCTGTTGGTGAGATAAGACCTGTGCCTGTGACAGTGACAGAGTTAATTAAACCAGAAGCGACTACACCTGTGGCTACGCCAGAAATAGACGGTATGATAATGGAATTACCAACAGCGCCCGTTGCGGCTACGCCCGTAACAGTAACAGGTATGGCTTGGTTCCAAGCTCCTTGGCCCCAAGTGCCTCTACCCCAACCCGTTACGTTTGCCACGGTTAACTCACTACGCTATGCGTATGATGGCGTTACTAGCGTCTGCTGTTGGAAACTGAATAGTAAAAGTACCAGACGTAGACGTTTTATTTGAAGAAAAATCCAACACTGCAACAGCTTTGTTACTGTTAGTGTCATTGTAAATTAATGCACCCATCGCTGTGATGGTAGCTGTTGTAAAGCTAAGATCCGCAAAATCAGTAAATGCCGTGGTTCCAGAGGTTGTTGGGGCTACTTTAGTAAGTGCGCCGCCTCCTGTTGCATAGGTTCCGCTAGAAGCCACCTCACCTGTTGTAGTGAAAGCCGTGGTAGCTGCACCCAAAGTCGCTGTGGTGCTTGACTTACCGCCGCTGCTTTCCGCATACAGTGCAAGTTTAAAAGCGTTACCGTTTGTTGCAAAATTGTGAGTACCCAACATCAATTCTTGCTTGAATGCGGTACACATTGCTTGTGCTATTGCCATTACAGTCTCCCTATAGCGTCAGCTAGTTGATGTTGACCCGCTTCACGGACCTTCGCGCAGATACTAGCACGTTCTTCCTTTCTAGCCAACTCCACATAATATTGCACTAAATTTCTTACTCTATCCTTAAACGCCTCCGCCTGTAAACGTATGGGTTCTGGAGCTTCGTCAGAGATATACATAATTTTATCAGCCGCCATATCTGCAATTTGATCGTTAGATAAACCACCATTATCAGAGGTGATTATATTTACTGCTCCAACTGCACCCACATTTACTTCAAACATGATCATGTCTCCCAAAAATAATTGGCTCACTTTCAACAGGCTCTGGAGGCTCGACTTTTGATTGTTTGGTTATCAAAAGACTCCCATCTTGAACTGTTTGAACCAATGGATCGTTTAATCTATGATACCCGTACAGCTTTTCATTGTCTGGCACATTAGTATCTAAAAGCCCGGATCTATGTGCAACTTCAATTTTAATGCCTTTTGAAATTGCTGTGGCACACCAAAACTCTACACAAGCCCTACCTGATTCAGCCATATTTACATTTTTATATGTAAAATCTATTCCGTATAAACATATTTTAGTGACTTTTTTCCATATAGCATAAGCCATTGCATAAGCCACAGTGTTGTTAAAATAACAAACACCTACGTCTTTTACGACTTTTTCTAATGGGTATAACTCTATGGCTGGATAATCTTTATGTTGAATACAGGAGTAAATTGGTGCTGTATTCTTTTCAAGAAACTCTCTTGCTACACCAGTCTGAGATCCTGCATTTTCAGTATCCAAAAACCTAGATACGGGGTCCATCATAAATGTTTTATCAACATGTAGTATTGCACCTATACAATTTATGCCCCATACCTCATTAAACTCTTGAGAAGCGATCCGCGCAGATATGTAATCAGCGTAGCTGCCACCAAGACCAACAATGGCTACTTTCATGTTTTGTTTGCCCTTACTAACCCTTCGCGATATGCGTCTGTGTTTTCAACGCCACTAGCATAATTCTTTAACCTGCCAATGGATTCAGTGTATCTAGCGATATAAAGTTGAAGCATGTCAGTCTCACCTTTCATAAAGGTGTATGCTTCAATTAAAGAGCCGTATAACAAAGTATTAGGAGCGTTTTCGCTCAACCAAGTCGTGGTTGTATCTGCACTTGTAGAAACAACAGTTCCTGTGGCTCCGCTTGTCCCCCCTGTAACAGTCTCACCAACTGTTAAATCATTACTTGGTATAACAATAATCATAGTGGTACCACTTGGCACTGAGTTTACAGTTGTGCTTGTGCCGCTTGTGCCTCCAGTAATTGTTTCACCAGCAACAAATGTTCCGCTAACACTACTAACAGTAAGTGTAAACGTGCTTACTGTTAAACTATCTGGTCTGTAAAAATAATGTAGTTCAGACGAAATAGCTGCATTAGGGACTGGTGCAAGAATAAAGTTTTGAAAATCATAAAGAGCATAATATTTTGGAAAACCAGTTGCTCCTGTAGGATTAAACTCTTGTAAGAAATTAACATCTTTTAATAACAAAAATTCTTTAGTTCCAGAATTAGTCATGCTTAAACTAAAAGAAGCTAAATAATCAGTTGGAACTGCAAGAAATTGATTACCAGATGTTGTTGTTCCAGTAACATTTTTACGAAAATAATCTAAATCAACTTCTTTAAGAATTTTCTCTTCTGCATTATCAATAAAAACACTTAAATTGTTTTTAAAAGTAGTCTCAGTGTTTTCTGTCCAATCTTGAATAGCAGTTTTTAATGTTGTGTATGTATAACTCATGGTGTGTTCGCCTGTCCGCCCATGCCGCTATGATTAGTACAATAGTAATACAATGTTGGCGCTCCAGAGGCTACTGTTATTTGAGTATAGGCTCCAGAAGAGCCGGGAGTTCCGCTTGTAGTTACACCAGTTGTGTATTGAGATCCACCGCTATGAGTGCCACCAGAGGTGGTAGAGAATCTTAAAGGATGCCCTGAATTACTACTGTCAGATTGATCAAATCTAAATGTGCTACCCTCTGTTAAACTAACCGTGTCTTGTCTAACTCCGTTAATATAATATTTATTTGCTCCATAATATGAAGCCACGGTCACGGTATATGTCGCTGCAATCGTAATACCGCCAGTGCCAGATGCTGTAACAGTGCCAACAGAACCTGTTCCTGTAACTCCTGTAATTGTTGCGCTAGTTGGCGTAATGACACTACCACCAAGAGTAACAGTGCCAATTTGCCCTTGCATTGCAGGAATCAAAGGTTGAAATAACAATGTTACAACATCAAATGTTGGAAAAGAAACTGTGACACTAACTATATTGTTGTTGTCTGGACGAGGATCTCTTAGAGCTTCAGCATCTATGGCGCGCCGGACAGGTTGTATTTGAGGATGTTTTTCTTCGTACTCATCCTTTCCTACAAGCAATCCGTTCCATTCTTTACGCATATCACGCAGTCTGTATCGGAAGCCAGATCTGTCAGAAATACCATAAGCATTTTTTCCAACAGCGTATTTACCCATTATGCTATCCTGTAAAATTGCAGATTAGGACTCACACTGAACGAAGCTCTATCACGATCTTCTGCTTGAGCCTTATCAAACTCCTCATCATATATTGTTTTTAACAATTGTATTCTATCTGGAGCTTTCTTGATAGATAGATAATAAGCAAGACCAGCCGCTAAACATGGGTAAAAACGAAAAGGAACTTCTACTGTATTGGTAAAAGTATCAGCATCATCAATTCTTGTTAAACAGTCATAAACCAGTACATCTGTACTGTTTTCAGGAGTAGGCCATATTTTTATTGCAGGTGTAATTTGCCTATCAACAAAAAACTGAGATGGTCTAGCTTCAGTAGTTTTTGAATTTATAGAAAGATATGTGTCTCTGCTTATTCGACTCATGGATAAATCAGATCCACTACGTCTTACTACCATTGACAAAACATCTATAACGTCAGCATCAAGGTTATAACTTGATGTTCCTGATGTTAATGCCTGTGTTCTTTGCGCGATAGTCCACTGATTAAGACCACGATTAGCCCAATCTGCAAACAATAAATTTAAAGAGCGTTTTGCGCTCTTTAAATCATAACCAGTTTTAACCTCCAAGCCGCAACGCTCAAAAGCTTCTTCAATGTAATCACTTACATCTAGCTCAAAATCAGTTGATCCTGATACAGCCATTACTTCTTGACCTTACCGCCACGCATCATTTTTTTAACTTTACCACCACGCATCATGCCCATAGCCATAGCTTTGCGAGGAGAAACTTGTTTAGCAGCGCCACCACCCATCATCTTTTTAGGAGCAACTTTCCCACCGCCACGCATACGTCTGGCTTTTTTAGCAGCACCGCCGCCCATCATTTTCTTAGGGGCTGTTGCACCACCACCACGCATACGTCTAGCTTGTTTTTTCGCACCTGGCATTTTCATGTCTCCTGTATCTACGGTTTAAGATTAGATTAACATAATCCTCTGCATTATAATTTTCATAGTATCCCATTTTTTCTAGCTTTTGACTAGCATCATCTAATTCTGACAATCTTTGTATAAATACCATCGTAAAATTTGTTTGAAAGGCAAGCAACCAAACATCCATTTTATTGTAAGAAAACCACTCATTCATCGCTATACAAGCGGCTTCAACTTCTTTGTATGTCTGTGATGGCTCCTCTTCAAAACAAATTATAACAGAGTGTTTTTCGTCAAAATTTTTGCATTTACATGATATAGTTCTCCACAAATCCTCTCTATCAAGACACTCAATAACTAACAGCTTTTTATCTATAAATGCTTTTTTTGCAAAGGGACAAGGGGCAAAACCTAAACTAGAGTCTACCACACTCAAATCTGTCATTATCCAATTTTCAATAATGTCTTTTATTTCTTCTTTCTCTTTAATGCCTTCACCCTTCTTGGCTTACCTGCTGGTTGCCCAAGCCTCTTTTTTTGCGATACCCTACTGCGCTTTTCAGCGGCTGTCATTTCTTTAGTGGTTTTTGGGGTCTTAGAAGAGATACGTTTGGTGGGGCGGCAATATGGAGTACCCCGTTTTTCACCTTTGCGACGCCCACACGGTTTCCCCGTGGAAACGTCCTTCCAGTCTTCCTTAAACCATCTTTTGAGCGCCAGCCCACTTTTGGTTTTCCTTACCGCCATCTACTACCTTGCCCCTTTTGCAATAGAAATCATCATTATAAAAAACAGACCTACTGAAAATATAATCACTCCTATAATCAAAAGCGCACTTTTTATATTTTCCTCCATCTCTTGCGCTTTTCTTATTTTTTCCCTTCTAACAGCAGCGGCCTGTTCTCTGGCTTCCTGTATACGTCTTGCCCTCTCATCTACTATACTTTTCCAAGTTCCAGGACCAAACCTCATATCCACCATACTGGCTATTTCCTGCATTTGTTCCGCTGCTAGTTTAGCATCTATTATCTCCCTAGCAACATTGCCTACTCCAAACTGATCTCCTACTCCTACGCCAGACTTTTTATTGCGTTTTTGCTGTACTTGTTTTTCGCCCTCAAACAAATTGTCAATGTATCCAGCGATTTCAGATACATCATTAGCCGTTCCAATAGCACTTTTAATGCCATCGACTGCACTTTTAAATAACGCGAATCCTGCCAGAGCAGTCGAAATTGGTTCCATTTTTTCCTACGAGTATTTAGTTGCTTTTCTTTTGTTACTCATGACAACACCGCACCCTCTAGCAACTTTTGGATTGCTAGAAGGCCGTTTTGCCCTTGTAACTGCCCCTCCATTGTTCATTGTAACTACACCACCAAGAGCTTTCTTCTTGGCTTTTTTCTTCTTGCCACCAGTGCCATAATTAGCGGCACCAACCTTTCTGCATTTTGCAATAGCCCCACTAGCATAAGCACTTGGGAATACTCTATAACGGGCTTTTACTTTATGATAACAAGCGTCTTTAGGCATTTTTTTTGCTCCTTCGCAAAGACTCTTTGCCCCTCTTAAAAATATTTACCACTTCACTTTTACCCATAACTTTGGCTCTTTGTTCACCAACAGTCAATATTTGTATCTTTCTAGCAAAGGGTTTGTTTATTTTTTTAACTTTTGCAACAGTAGCTCTAGCATCAGATGGAGTTGCAAACTTTATTCTCACCGTATCCTTTGGATTTTCATCCGTATATAATCTCCTATCACTTCCCTTTGGCTTTTTTCCTGTCCCTACTTTTGGATCTCTTTTTCTTTTCGACATTTTTTATCTTGCCCTTATTTTTGGTTGCATAAAAAACTTTCTGTCCAGTCTTTGATCCATACTGCTCTTTCATAGCAGCCATAATCTTTTTACCTTTTTTATTGAGAGGCATTACCTCTTTCCTTTTTTCTTTTTTGCAGCACAGTGCGCTCTTTCACTAAATCCTCTAGGTCGTTTACAGTTTATTGAACGCTTTCGTTTTGAACTCCACTTTTTCTTTTGTGGTGGACTGGATATCTGTTTGCTCATTGAGCTTCGCGAGATTGCCATCATATGTTCTCCCTGTGAAATCTTCCCACATAGGTCTTATCATTTCATGAAGTTGATCAATCTTTTCATTGTTAGCATCAATCTTTAATGCCATGACAGCTACATTTTTATCCACAGTGATAAGTGTTGTTGAGATCCATGTAAGACCAGTTACACATGCACCTATGAAAGCAACAAAGACCGTTCCTGCTATAAAGTTAGCACTTAACATTTCCACCTTCTCCTTGCCTGACGCAAACGTGAATTTGGATTCTTTGCCGCTTTTGGAAACTTTTTCATCTGACCAGCAGATCTTGCACAAAATGACTTACGTCTTTTCGCAGCCTTACTGCCCTTTTTAACTTTTCCAGTAACAGCCGTTTTTAGCTTGCTCCCTGGGTTTTCTCGTCTATATCGAGCAACACCAGCTTTAGTCATTCCCGCTCCAGACTTAGTGGAGCGGAAATACTTTTTTGTTTTAGGAGGTTGTTTATCCCTCTTACGAGTCATTTTAATAACTCTTCTGCACTTGCATGATGATGGTATATGTATCAGCAGATGAATGGCCTACAGTTGTGAACATGATGTCACCTGTAACACCAGAACTAGCTGGATTAGTTAAACCACCAAAACTGGTATAATCGTGATGACCACTTTGATTTTCGCCTAATTCAATACAAAAATCATCTGTAGAAGCGTCAAATAGTATTTTGACCTTCATGCCATTACACTGCCACCAAATTTTTTCTATTGTAGCTCTAGTGCAAGCTTGACCTGCGGCGTTGTTAGACAAAGCAGAAACGTCTACTTTTTTAACAGCACTTTCACCAGAACCATCAGAAATGTTAGTGAATTTCAATACAGCAGTTTTTTCACCATCAACAAGCGTCTGTGATGTTACAGCATCCGCCATGTTAATCTCCCTCTAGTAAACAGAGTATTCTATTTCAAGAGTAGCACGGAAAGCTGTTAAAGCTGTATCACAAGCATCTCCTGCACACATGTACAAGTTGTTACTTGCAATCGCTGCACTGATATTTGGCTCAAACACATGAAAAGTGCCAGCGGTGGCATCAAGATCAATGTCAATTTCAGTTACAGAGTCTGTGGCTGAAACGCGTGGATTAAACGAAGCAACACCAGCACCTACAATTTCTGTGCCAGAGGATATAGCTGTGTTTGTAGCTGTGCCAGAGGTAGCACTTAATTGTAAGTTTGCGATAGAATTAGCATCACTAGCAGCGGCTGTTGTAATTCCAAGCACAACTTTATGAATGAAAAACTTACTAGCTGTCACTAAAGCATCTGGGTGATCTGTGTTCAACGCACCTAGTTCTACAAGAACATCATCATCTGCATAAGTTACTGATGCTGCATTAGTATCAGCTAAACTCACTGCAAATGTTTGAATTTTGCGAGTGCCTAAAGAAATAAGCTGACCTGTTGCATTTACAGAGTAGCCTGTTTGAGTGATTGCACCAGTGGTGCCATTTTTATTAGTTACTTGAAACCCGCCCTCAGAACGGACTGGTCCTTGGAAAGTGGTTATAGCCATGTTTATCTCCTGTCGTGGCTAATGTCAGCCCCCAATGGGCTGTCAGGGATAAAAAAACTATACATTAAAAAAGAAGGGGCGACAACCGCCGCCCCTTCCAAATAAGTACAATTATTCGTTATGCGCCTGGAGAACCAAATACACAACGAGGATCACTGAATCCAAAGCTGTAACGCTCGCGAGCCTTGAAACGCATGTTACCTGTATCAAAGTCAGCTTCCATGCCAGTTGACATTGGTGTGCGCTCAAAGTGCTTAAAGCCGTTAGGTGTATCCGTCTTGATAAAGAAAGCATCTGTATCAGTCAGGAAGTGATTAACGACATAGCCCTCTGGGAGCATACCCATGTTACGCACTGCGTTCACATCGTTGTCGGCTGTGCCTGGACGAAGTGTTGACTCAAGAAGTCGATCAGCGATGAACTGAAGCTGTGGTGGAACAATCAATTTTATGCCACGAAGCGCAATAATCATGTTCCGCTCATCAACGAATGTTGAGATGTCAATTAAGGCATTCTCAAGTGAAGTTTCGTTAAGATCAGCAGCAGTTGATGGCTCGTTACGGAAAGTTCCGCCACCAGATAGTGGATGGTCAGTAGCACAAAGCTCCTTACCGTCACCACCTGTAAAGCTACTATCAAACGCATTGTTTAATGTTGCAGCAGCCTTAACTTGCTTTGTATGAGCCATTGAACGAGCAAGAGCCTTTGTATAACGAGCGCCAAGGCGATCATACAAATTATCTTCCATCGCTTCTTCTGTTAACGCAAACGCAAGAGCAATTGTCTCATGCGTGTAACGTGCAGTGAAAGCTTCTGATGCAGTATCAAATACAACTCCAGAGCCTTCAGTCTTGGTGTTTGCATTACCAAAACCAGTGATCATCACCTCTTCTTCAAACGCTCTGTCTGAAGCTTCAGTATCATAGATTTCAGCATGCTCGGCTTCATAACGCTCATACTCCATTCCGAATAAAGCGTTGAGGCCGGGTTCTAGCTCTTTCGCTAGTTGTGCGCGAGAAATAGCCATTTTTCAGCCTCCCTATGCTAATCCAGCGCCTTTAACGCCGAATATATGATTTTGGATGACACAATAGACATTTGTTGCATCAGAAGACACATCGTTGTTCTCTGGATCTTCAGAGATGTCTATCACCTTGACTGACAAAGTTGTACCTGTGCCACCATCAGACACATTCAACTCTGCACCAGAAATGCCAGTTGTTGTGCTTCCAGCGGAAGTGTAAACAATGTCAAAGTTACCAAACAAGTCGGCAACAGGGAATGCAGCATTACACTGAATTTCAAAGATGACCATAGGATCATCAATGACAAAAGCAATAATGTCAGAAGCATTAGTGCTTGCAGGATAGAAATTTGAAAACTTCTGCTCACCTGTTGTTGGATCAGTGAATTGACATCCATTAAATACACCAACGATTGGTACTGTACCACCGTCAGCGTGTACTTCAATACCACCACCAGTTACTTGTGCAACCATGTCTCCTTGAAAAATGGCTGTTCCGTAGTTAGCAGCGATACGATAACGGCTTTGCCCACCAGTATAGGGAGTTCCCCCTATTCTTTTGACAGGGCGCATGCCGAATGCGGCATCTTTATTCGCCATAATCTAGTCTCCTTGACTAACTGTCCCCTCCCTTCGGTCCACCAAAGGATACGGAAGAGGAGCGTTGAGCTTTTTGCTTTGGCATGTTTGGATTGTTTTCACGCATCCAATCACGATCCACAGCTTCCATTTGATTTTGCGTCACATTTTGATAGTGAGCAGTTCTCTGTTCCACGATCTCTTCAGGGATTCTGGCTAAAACCAAACCTCCTACGCCAATCACGCCAGCGTTTTTTCCTTCATCCAAAACAGGGGCATCAAAATCAGGATATTCTTCTGCTTTTACAAGCTCCCATCCCTCTCTACGCCTCTTATGGATGTTGTTCTTGTCATCGTAGCCCATCACGGACTCACGGATCCAACGGTGTTTAAAACCAATTGGGGCTTCTGGAGCCTCTAGAGTTGAAGGCGGTCTCCAATCTGCAACTCTCGCTGTTTTTTCACGGGTTTGCGAATCCCTGCTTGCACGATCAGTCATGTCGCTTTCCTCTCTAATTTAGCAACTTCTTGAGCCATTCTCTCAAGTGGTACTCCCATTCTTTTGGCAGATCTTACCTGCGCTGGTGTTAATTCCACCGTCTTTTTCCGCCCAGTTTTACTTGATGACCGTCCATTAGACGCAGGGGCAACGGATTGAGCGCTTTGCCTTTGCTCCTGAAACTTGTGAGGCATTTCTTGACGCATACGCCTGTCAATCTCTGCGTAATACTCGTCAGAAGAAGGATCAAATCCCTCTTGAGCCACTAATTGTTCGTGCAGCGCCGTGGCTCCACGAGTCATAAACATGTCAGTGCCAAACCACGAGTTCTTGCTCATCCAGTTTTTAAGTTTTGGATCAAGTTCTTGTTGCTGTGGTTGAGCAGCTTGTTGAGGCACTTGTTGTTGAGCAGGAGCTTCTGCTTGCCTCTGTTGACGATTTTTTTGAATACGGAGACGTTCTTTTTCAATAGCCAAGCCAGAAATAACTTCTTGAGCCTGTGCCATTTTTTCCATATCGCCATTGTCATAAGCTTCTTGAAGCATTCTTTTTGCTGCAGCAGCTTGACTTTCGACACGACCATCATATTCAGCAATGTAACCCTGATCTAACTGAGCTATACGCTGTTTCATCTGCTCATTTTGTTGTTGCAAAGACTGAGCGTAAGTATAAGCAGCTTCTGCTTCTTCAATAGCCTCTTTACGCTTTGCAGTTAATTGATTAATTCGTTTTTGAACTTTTTCGCTATAGTTCTCTAACTCTGAATCATCGTCATTTTGTACAACTGCACTGGTTTTCTCTTCAGGCTCTTCTTGAGCAGCTTCAACTTTTTCAGACACTTCAACTTGTTGAGGCTGATCATCCTCTATTTCAAAGGAAACAGTTTCTTGTTCAACTTCGTTTTTCACTAATTCTTCCTGTTGCATCATATGCTCCTGTTCTGGACTATACATAAGAAATATCAGCGGGGTCAAGTATCGTGGCTATGACATTATCGTCATTTATAAGCCTAACTTCTAAACCGTCCACTTTAAACCTATTTCCAGCATATCTGCCCATTAATACCCATGATTTATCTTCACACCAAGCCCCTGTTGGGAATTTATTGGCATCACAGTAAGCATCTGGCCCCATCTTCACAACATAAGCTGCAACAGTTGCATGATTTTCACGCTCACGAACAGTTTCAGGAATGATAATACCCCCAGCAGTCTTCTGTTTCATGTAATAGGGAATAACAAGCAGCCTATAACCTACAGGATTAGGCAACCTATCAATAGCAGAAGCCTCCATCTTAGATGGATCCTCTGTATTTTTTTTGTTTTCTTCTGGAGACTCAAAACCCTTTGATATTGCTTTTGGCACTTCTGAAACTGGGGGTTTTGATTTTTGTTTATTCGCGTACCTGTCTGGTACGAATAGTTTTTTAGCCATCTTCTAGCTCTATGCCTTTCATCGCGGTCTTTATATGTTCCTCACATTGAGTCAAGCCGCGTATTTGACCCACCATGAACCGATAGTCGGAGTGATCCTCTATCGCACCATCCGCAAGACGCTGTGTATAATCAGCCTTGTCTTGACGTATGTTCTTTAACAAATATTCCGCAAGTGTAATTGCGTCCATTATTTCTTACCAAAAAACTTTGTTGCTGCTCGTGTTCCAAAGCTTGCGCTTACTATAACTCCAAGCGTGTATTGATAATATTGCGGCATGGCCTCAAGAGCCGCGAAACCATTCTGAACAATCTCTCTACCCCAATCTCCACAGAAGCTAAGTATAAGCGGGATCGAAAACAAAATGGTAAGCCATTCGTCTTTCCAGCTATGTGCAGAAGCATCAGCCATCTTGAGATCCCAATCGATCTCACCTGTAGCCTTCTTCTCCATTATCACTGCTTCAGCTTTGGCTTTTGCTACTTTTGCGCCAGCTTCAGCCTTTGTCTTTTCAACTTTACCCTCTAGCCAGGTACCAGCCAGAGAGGATATCGGACCAATCAATGCCTGTATCATTCTACTATCCTTACGATGTAATTTGAACCATCAGAATTTTTCTCAATGACAACGGTTTTATTCTCACAGGCGTACCTGACCGCCGTTGATTTTTTGTATAAATTACGCTCAATGGTGCGCTTTGCTTTCAAACATTTGGCAATTTGTTCAAACGCTGTATGCTCTGCAATATCACCGCCCATGTAGAGTATCAGTGTAATTGTCTCAGTTACCACGTTGTGCGTTCCTTATCTTCTCAATCTGTGTCTCAATATTGGTAAGACGCTTTTCATAAAAATCTAAAGTCAGCTTTTGCTGCTGGTCATGTGGCAGTTTCCCACTGTCTGCCTGATCTTGGAGTTTAACGAGTTGCTCTGACAAATGCTCTATTAGCATAAACTGTTCAGAATCAGCGGGTAAACTTCCCATCTCACCTCGGGGCCATTTTATTCTAAACTCTGTATTCATGCCCAAGTCAGCTTCCATTAGAATAATCTTGTTTTCAATAGTGTTTAGTCGTTCAATCACCCCAAAATATGCCCAAGTCCCAACGGCAGCACCAACAACCATAGCAATCAAATTGCGAATAGGCATCGCCAGTTCTGTATTTTCACTTATCTTGGTAGCCATTACTTATCCTAAATAATATCCACCAATAAATCCAAATAACCACAAAATTGGTAAAAAATAAAACATCATTCTACGCCCATAATTTTACTTAACCCAAAAACTTCCATTAACATAAAAGTAAAAAATAAAAGCAACACGCCACCAGCTATTAACTTACCGCTAAAGTTGGTAGATCCAATTTTAATTGCTACAAATTCATTGCCTAGTATTCGTAATACAAGCTCAAAGCTATTTTCGCCTACGGATACAGAAATTGGTTTTTTCTTTTCTTCACTCACAAGTTGATTTCCCCGCACAATCTTTCGGAAAACAGTGCATAGCCATTTTATAATGCTTATTATCGTAAGCTGCTGACCATCGCTCATCTTCCAACATCCAGTGACATTGTTTTCGACTCATGGGCTGCTGTAAACTCATCTGCCCAATATAATGATCCATTATTCCATCATTTCCCCACATTGAAATTACTAAAATATATTCCCTTAGAGCCATTTAAATAATGCTCCTAATTGTTCTAAGGTCATCTAAATTCTTTTCTTTCTTACCACCATCATATTCCCAAGCGTATCCACGACTAACCATCTCTTTATTTATGTTTTGTTCTTTACAAAACAACCAACCCAAAATACGTCCGTATTTACCCTCTTTTTCTGTTTTTATGATTAAGCCATCACAATCATCTAACCGTCTAATTAAAAATTCTTTAGCGTCTAATCCAAGCTCTTTTTCTTCTAAATCTTTAGTCCTTGATTCTGGAGCATCAATGCCAGCTAAACGCACACGTTCTTTTTTGGTGAGGTCAAAGCCAAGATCAATTATAATATCAACAGTATCACCATCAACGACCTTGACCACCTCTTTGATTTTATACTCATACATTAATATAACTCCTTATTTGCATTCACTTTGACAGGCTTACAATAGGCCGTAACCTTATGCTCTGATGGGACGCTATTATAATGTTGGTAATTTCCATACCTTTTAGTCACTTGTGATGCAAAAAAGTTACAATCGACAACGGACCTAAAGTACATATCTTGGCTCTGGACTTTCCCTCCTAACACCACAACCAATAGAAATGCATGTATCATTTTTTAGCCATATAAGCCTGTGCGCCAAAATAAAATCCCACAATAGATGCCTGACTTAAAAATAACATATCACTTAAACTTGCTAAAAACTGCAATCTGCTTTCTGGTATCATTGGAACCAACGGTAATAAGGCAAAGCCAACCATACTAGCCACAGCCACCCAAGCCATGCGCTTTTGTGCGTCCGCTTTTTCCTCACGAAGCTCTAACTCAAGCATATCCTTTGCGTGAGCAATTTCTTCATCCGTCACGGTTCCATCATCATCTAGGTCAAACTGTGCAAACCTAGAGTTTTCTGAAAGTTTTTTAACCATTAATAGATTTTAAACTCTCTTTTACGCGAGACACGACCTTGCCCACGGCAGACACCACCGCCTTTACTAAATCCAAAATCGCGTTGACCAGTCTTCGTATCATACTTAAAGCCTTTCTTACCTGCTTCTATAGCCTGCTTAATTATCTTTATCTGCTCATCGCTAAGACCTAGCATTAGATCTTTTAATGGAGGCGTATCTTTTTTGTCAGTCATGACTTCTTCTTTTTAGACGAAGCTTTTTTCTTAGGTGCTTTTCCGCCTACCCAAGCTTCATTAACATCAGGAGTTGACACATCATCAGCCTTCAAAGTGCCATCTTCGTTTCTAGCACGGACAGGCTCAACAGGCTTTGGAGCTTCTTCTTTAACAGGAGCAACAACAACACCACTCTCTTTTAAACGCCTTTGACGTTTTTTTTCTTTCTCAACTTCATTAATTTTTGCATATACAGAACTTGCAGACATCACATTTTCCTTTGTAAGTTTGCCGCAGCAATATCTCGCTGGGTCTGGATCCTCTCTTCAGCCACACGAGTTTTCTCCGCAGTGGCCTCCTCGGTTAAGTCAAGTCTCTGTTGAGCTAATAAAACATCATTGCGCTCTTTTTGTTTTTCAAGCTCTTGTCTTTCTTCAAATTGTCGGGCTTTTTCTTGAATCTCTGCGCCTCTCAAGGACAGTTCTTGTTGTCTAATTTGAACAAGTGGATCTGTCTGGGCTGAGTCAGCAGGTGCAACAGCTTGTGCATATTGCTCAGTCAGTTCACCAATTAACTCCGCAGCTTTACTAGCAATTTGCCCTTGTAGCTGTTGAGCCATTTGTGGATTTTCCTGCAATACCATTCCAGCCTCTGGATCAAGCTGAGACATAATTTCTTGCTGTGCTTGGATTTCTGCCATCATGCCAATGTGTTCCTGAATATGACCCTGCAAGGTCATAACAATCGTTGCATTTGCTTGTGCCACTGGTGTTGATAAAATGGCAAGGTGAGCCTCAATATGAGCCTCGTGGTTCTGATCAGGAAATGCTTGTAAACGCTGACCACGCATAGCTTCTTGATTTTCCTTGGCTGGATTAGCTGGCTGTGGTTGTTGAGGAATGGGCAAAATAGCGTCAATATTGGTAACGCCAAGAGCTTCGTACATCTTCCTATATGCCTGATACAACCCCTGCTCTGCACCATGTATTTCTGGATTAGACTGGACTAACTGCAATTCTGTCTGTGCCAAGGCGATACGCTGCGACATAGAGAAGATATTTGGGTCAGAAACAGGCAAAACATCAATTCTGTCATCAAAATCAGCCTGTTTTATCTCTGGAGGCGCACCTGGAACAGAATATGGGTACACAGGAGCCATGTTTCTGGCAAAAATATTAGCTAAAATCTTAAATTCTTGCTTTTGAGAGTAATGAAGACGCTTATGAATGGCTGACATGACCTTTGTGCCACGCTCCATAATCGCCATTGTAGTCCCTACAGGCGTTTCTCCGCCCATTTCGCCTATTTTCATGTCTGCCATAGACGCAAACCGCCTACCAGCCTCTACAAGCCCTCCTAAGAGGCTGTATAGCGTCTGTGAAGGCTCTTTAAACGGCAATGTCATGATAGATTGACGTATATCCATGCCAGCGGAGTCTATATCGCGGAACTCACCGGGGCGTAATGGCTCATCTTCGTCACGAATACGAGCGCCACGGGCTTTAAAGCCAGCAGGTAAGTTAGATAATGTGCCAGCATCAATCAATTGACGTAAAATACTTGTGGATGCCTGAGATAGACCGCCAATCATGTGTGTAAGGCCAAATCCATAAAAGCCTAGACCGGGCAAAAACTTATAATGCACAAAATACTGCTGCCTACGCATCAAAGGATCCATTTCGCTGTAATTCCTGCGAATGGACAGTATCTCGTTGGTGGCCTCTAGGATGGTAACTACATATGGCATTTTCAAACCAGTAGGCTCACCCTCCATATCCATATCTTCAAATCCAATTAGATCCAAAGACGTATGAACTTCATGAAGAACAAGCTCTTCAGATCCAGAGCCGGACAATTGTACGCCTTGAGCTTCATTCAAGGCTTCTTTTACACCACTGTAATCCTCTGTATTGGGAGATCCACCTGGCAGATCAATGGCTTTGTAAAATCCTGCAAGTTGTAACTTCAGGATTTCGTTCTTATCCATGCGAATAATATGCGTAATACGCGGCGTAGTAAGCAAATCAGTTGCGCCATAAGGAACAACAACATCTTCAGCATGTACAAATTTGCTAACCGCTCTCTGTAACAGTGGGTCAAAATAAACCTTCTTAAATGTTGAACCTACAATCGGTAGATAGAATAGCATCTGATCTGTTTCAGGATCATACTCTTCCATCTCGTAGGTAATCATATAGTTCATGTAATCTTTAACACGTTGAGCTTGAGCAACAAGTTGCGGTGTCTCTGCGCCCATAGTCTGTGTACGAACAGGGCCACCAGATGGCAACATCTCACGATAAGCTTGTGCCTGAAACTGCGTCACTGACTCGGCAAGGAGCGGATGAACAACACCAGTAGCACCTTCAAACGGCTGACTACGATCTTCATAGGTCATCCCCAAAAGCTCAACGCCACGCTTGTATGTGTCCTCCCAATCCTGACGAGAGGATAAATCATCTTCAATGTCTCCAGATAGGTTAGATGCAATAACACTCAAATCATTATCATCTACAAATTCAGCTAAGTTTGCATCAAAAGGAATATCTTGAACAATTTGTTCTTCAATGATTTCACCAACAATAGCAGAGCCATCACCCATTTCCATAACACCGGGCTGGGCAGGAAATTCTATAATATCAATTTCGGCTTGCTCTTGAGCGGTCATTTCTGGATCGCCAGCCCCTATTCCCTTTTCAACAGCCATATCTAGTCCTTTCCACCTTCAATAACCACAAGCGTTGGTTTTTCTGGCATAGGCTCTGGTATACCAAAATTAATTAACTCCTGTTGCTGTCTAACAGCATCTTCAACGCTAACACGCGGTTGATTTGCCATTCTAGCTTGATTTGCCTGAGAACGCAAAGCTGCCTGATTAGCAGCCGCCTCTTCACGGCGTTTAACAGCCTTACTCACACCAAACTCGTAGTCTTCATCAAGACGTTTAAAAATCTTATCTTTAATGGAACGGTCAATAAAAACATCCATCATATTCATATCAGACATAGCTTTTTCTGTATTCTGCATGGCATCAACCATAGCTTCGCCACGAGATCTTCCAGAGTCTCTAGATATGGCAAATTCGTTCTGTAAAATATCGCTAAAATCACTGGTGTCTAATGTTCGCTCTGTTACTCTAAAATTAGATTGAATATTTAAAGTCTCATCAAGATCTAGATTAGCATCTTTCAAAGCATCCTCAATAGCTTCAAATTCCATATCTTCATCCAATTTCTGTTTAGCAACAGGCGATTTTACCTTGTCTTTCTGCGCCTCAAGCACAAGCGTCTTATTTGACTTGCCTCGTGGACGAGGCCCAGCCATCGGAGCAAGAGTAGATGCAGCAATACCAAGACCATAAATATCTCTTTTTAACCTATTAGCCATGCTCTCACCCATGCCAAGGGTTTCTGCTAACTTGCCAGCACCAGTGGCAGCACCACGCAAAGCGGTTTCGCCTACACGACCAGCATAATCTAAAACATCAATCGGAGTACCAACAATAGCGCGATTAACGGCACCAAGAGGAGTAGGGCCAAACATATCAGTCTTGTCAGCAAGTCGCTTAAACATTTCAGTGCTCGCTGGAGGGGCTGCAAAAGCACCCATAATTCCCTGATCATCTGCCATCTAATCTCTCTTTAGGTGAGGCTGACTTCGGCGCAGTCACGAGAAGGGCATCAGGCATGACCGCAAAGCCACAAGCCAGCCTCTCTCGCACTATAACATTAAAGTCAAATGACATCACATAATATCTCGCTGGTTCCCATCATCCAAAGAATTCATCTCTGAACCCTTACCCATGTTAAGGGTGATTGAAATGTTAATTTTTGAATTTCCATCAGGCTCAACAAGGCCACCAGTGTTATATTTTTTAGATTGCATTTTTCTCATGGCGTTAAACATAGACTGAAGATCATCTTGAGAGCCAAGTAAAGACTCAAAAATCTTTATTTCATCATCACTTAAATCTGATAAGAAATCATCAATCTCGCCTTGAGATTCACTTTTAAGTTTTCCCATTAGCGTATCTTAACCTTTCTAGGCGCACCCATATAAGCCCTGCCCATACCACGAACTGCGCCACCATCTTCGTACTTAGCAGCAAGAGTAGGATTCATCTGCTGTTGCACGTCTTCAGGAAGCTTGGAAAAACCCTTGAACTTCTTAGGCACTCCGCCACCGTCTTCCATGCCTTGTGCCTTTTTAACTCTATTAATCGCAGCATTAAGACCACCGCCTTTGTTGAGGCGCTTAACTTTCTTACCAGTCTTGGTATCTATGATCATAGGCCCCATTTCATTGAGATCACCAATCTTTGGTATATATGGACCTTTTTCGCCTTTAATACGTTTGTTAAGAAGCCTTTCAACTTTAGTTGGCTTTGGTTTTGGAAGAGGGCCTTTGTATTTTTTAGGCT